GGCCATTTCTCCCTCTAAGCTGGAAAAGTCCCGTCATGCCTCTGACCTGGGGTTTTGCGACCGTTTTCGGCGGCGCCGGCCGATCGTGGCTCATTTTTCGACCGAAACCGCAGTTGATGCCGTCGCAGGTGAGGCCCTATTTTCCTCAGCTGGCGGATACCCCCTCCTGAATTTCCGAGAGCAGTGCTCTGAAATCGGCTCGTGGGAGGCCGGCGAACGGATACCCCCACCCACTTTTGCGCATACCCCCCGGGAAAATATTCGCAGGTCAGAGACGGTATCGAACTCGGCCGAACCGCGCAGCCGGCACCCTTTGGTCCTTCACCTCCGCCGACCCGGGTGGCAGACTGGCCAATGCCGCTCGACAGTCCGGTTCAACCTTGACGGGAGTGCACAATGGATACATCCAGCTGGCCAGATATACTATTAGTGCACTCCGCCCCAAAACCACACCTGACCAGGGGGTTCGTTGAAAAAGTTGGCATCCGCACAACTCCGCGCGGTCATCTACGCACGCGTCAGCAAGAACAAGCAGAAGGGCCAGGACTCCCGCTCCGTTGAGCAGCAGGTGGAGTGGGCGACAGGGATCAGGGACCGCGAGGGATGGTTGCCAGGCCCGGTCATCACCGACACCGACATCAGCGCCTCCCGGTACTCGAAGAAGCATCGGAAGGGGTATGCCGAGCTCCTGAAGACCCTCCAGCCGGGCGACGTTCTGATCATCTGGGAGCAGTCCCGGTCCACCCGCCGCCCGAGAGAGTGGTACGACCTTCGGGACCTGTGCGTCGAGCGCGGCGTGATCCTGTGCTCGGGCGGCGAGATCCTGGACCTCAGCAATTCGTCGACGCGGCTGTCCACGGGAATCAAAGCGGTCGTCAGCGAGCACGAGTCGGATCTGATCAGCGACCGGGTCAAGCGGGACATCGGCAAAGCGGCGCTGCGGGGCGACCCACACGGACTGCTAGGGTTCGGTTTCGAGAAGGTCTACGCCAAGGACGGCAGCTGGCACTGGGAGGAGAACCAGGCGCAGGCACACGCCATCCGGTGGGCAACGACGCATCTCCTGGGCGGCGGGTCGATGGGGGCGGTGCGCAGGGAATGGAAGAGGCTCGGGATCAGGACCCCCCAATCCGACTCCGCCGAGTGGGCCATCTCCCAGATTCGAGCCATCCTGCGCACACCGAGGCTGGCCGGACTGCGCACCCTCTACGGTGAGGTCATTCGCGAGGGGACCTGGCCGGCGATCATCAGCCGCGACGAGCACGACATGCTGGTGGCTCTGTTCGCGAGCAAGAAGCTGACCTCCCCGCGTGGCAGGCGCCCCAAGGCCCTTCTGTCCGGCGTGATGCCCTGCGGGGTGTGCTCAGGCCGGGTTACGGCGTTCCAGCGGCGCCGGCGGACGACGAACGTGCCCTACATGTCCTATCGGTGCGCGATCAACGGTTGCGTCTCGCGGGAGGTCACGCAGGTGGACAAACTGGTCGGCGAGAAGATGCAAGACCTGCTCAACTCCTGGCAGGCCGACACGTTTCTCTTCGACGCCAACGAGCCGTCCCCGGATCAGAATCTGTCCGATATCAACGATCAGATCGAAGGACTGCAGAAGCGCCTCGCTGAGTTCCAGATCGCCTCGGCGAAGGGGCAGCTGTCCGTGTCGGCCCTCATTGTCGCCGAAGGGGAAATCGTCCCGCAGATCGAGGCGCTGACTCGCCAGAAGGCTTCGGCGATGACCTCTCCGCTCATGGCGCTCTTGGCTCGCAGTGCCGGGCAGCTGTGGACGGAAATGGAAAAGGACGAGCAGCGGGAACTCATTCGATTGACCGCAGATGTCCGCCTACTGCCGATCGGTCGGGGCGTCGCTGCGCGAGATGCGGAAAGCATCGCATTCGAGGCCAAGCCCATCGATCGTGCAGCCCTGACGGAGCTCATGTTGGCGAGGTGAAAAATAGTCGAATGAGCGTGTAGAGGTGCAACGCGTTTCGGGTTACGATGAACGCGAGCGGTCTTGTACCCAGTGAATCTCGCCTCCGGGGTTTCAGGGTAATTGAGAAGACTGCTCCAACCCCCCCGAAAGCGTTGATGCTCTAGCTCCGCATGTCGGGACGCCCCCGGTTCAGTCCGCACTTTGTGGTGGTCGCGGATTGCCGGGGGCTTTGTCGTGCCCCGGGATAACCACAGCCCCGGGCGATCGAAAGAAAGTCCCGCTATGATCCGCATTGTTACCGCCGCTGTGCTATGCGCAGGTGCGATTCCCATTTTCACCCTCACCGCCGCGCCGGCAGCCGCAGAACCCGATTGTCGCCCGCTGGTGGTCGGCGTCGGTGGAAATGGCCAGCATTACGCCGATGAGCGCGGCGCCAGGACAATTGTTGGTGACATCCTCGCCCACGAAGGTGCTCAAGACCAGCGCACCGTAAACGTCGATTACTCGTCCTCCGTCTGGCCGACCGGTCCCTACTTCAAGGACTATTCCGTGGCCGATGGACGCGCCGAGACGGACCGAGTAATCGCCGAGTACCGCGCGGAATGCCCCGATGGTGAAGTCACTGTCGTCGGCCATTCCCTCGGCGCTGAAGTCGTCGGACCACAGGATGCGGACAACAAGGTCGTTCTGGGCGATCCCCGGAAACAGGGCGGTGTCTATGACAATCTGCCCACCGGAATCATGCCCGGACTGTCGAACCCCGGTGTTCGCGACGAAGAGGCCGAGGGCGTAGTCAGCGTCTGCCGGGAATTCGATGCGATCTGCGACACCGCCGCACCATGGGAAGACCCGGCGAAGTTCGCTCAGTCCTGGGCTGGCTACGCGATGGGTTGGCACGGCTATTCCCCCGAGGAAGTCGATCAGTACCAAGACGCGCCTCCCGGTGAGTACATGATCGAGGCGCCGGCGCCGATTCCGTGGCTGCCCGAGAGCACTCCGACCGGAATTCCGGACCTCCCCGAGTTCAGCCTGCCGCCGGTGGAATTGCCGGTACCGCTGCCGAGCACGGAGGATGTCACCCCGATTCTGAGCGTCGGTCAGCCGTACGTGCCCACTCCGATCGAGGCTTACGTGCCCGAGTACGTGGAGGCCGTGCTGCCGCCCGAGGTGCTGGATTTCGTTCCGCCGCCGCTGCCGGAGATCCACATTCCGGGGGTGTTCTGATGAGCTGCGAGCACGCGGACACTTACCCCGCCGCTCCAGGCACCAGGGTCTGTCGCGACTGCGCGATGATGCTGATTCTGGTCGTCAGGCAGCCTTCGGTCGATGTCCTGGAGTGCGAATGGGTGGAGGCGCCCTGATGGCATTGGCACTGCACTGTGACGCCGAGGATTGCGAAACCTGGGTTCGAGTGGGTTCGGAATTCGAAGGCCAATGGATTTCGGTCCGCACCGACCCACCGTGCAACTTCTGCTCCCAGGAGTGCATGAGGCGCTGGGCCGTCGCTATCGAATTCGACAATCTGAGCCACCGGTAAAGCTGGGCTTGCGCCTACCCCGGTGGACAACACAAACCTCGACGGTCTCGAACTGCGGGGTCTTTCGCAATTGAATAGCGGAAGAGCGGTACTGGGATACGATTCGGAGTTCCCAGGGTCCGGCAACGGATGCGCCCCTAGGGGCTGTGGTTCGAATCCACCCCTCTTCGCGCAAAAGGGTAGCTCAGTCTGGTAGAGCAGCGGCGTCCAAAGCCCCAGGTCGTGGGTTCGAGTCCCACCCCTTGCGCCAACTGAATAGGTCGTCTCATCGCGATAAGGCGCGTACACGAGGTTCGAGTCCTCGGTGAGACACAAACGAGGGAACGTCCCGGTTCTTCCCGATAGTTCCCCGGCCCAGCGTTCGTAGCTACGGCAGGCGCGGGGTATTCCTCCAGGAGGTGTCATTGTGCCTACTACTCCGGGGCGCAATGACGCCGAATGGACCAAGCTCTGCAAGCGCCTCAAAGGCGAGCTGGAGCCGATTTGCTGGATCTGCGGTGAGTACATCGACAGGCGCCTCCCGGGCACTCACAAGATGGGCTGGACCCTCGATCATGTGCGCTCACTGAAGGATTACCCCGAACTCGCGCACGATCCGAAGAACCTGAAACCGGCGCACAACATCCACAACGTCCAGCGAGGCACAGGCGGCCCCGGGCAAGTCAAATTCTCCCGGAGGATGTAGTGGCAGACGAATACCGCAAGCCGGCCTCGGACAAACTCGACTATGTCATGGAATGGGTCAAATGGCTCGACGGTGACACCATTGTCGACTCCGACTGGGCCGTTTCCCCTTCCGGCCTGACCATCTCCTCACTGCCGGCACATTCCATTCTCCCCAGCCTCGCACATACCAAGGTGTGGCTAGAAGGCGGGAGCACGGGCACCTCATACACGGTCAAGAACACCATTACCACTGCCGCAGGCCGCATTCGCACGAGAGCGATTCGAGTCCTGGTGCAGGAGAACTACAACAACATGTAAGGCGGCCGAAAATGCCCCAACTCGATACCATCAAGTGGAGCCCGGTCGCCGAGGTCTTCAAGTACAACCCCCAGACGGTGCGCGATTTCATCGCCGAATTCGGATTCGAACCCACCAAGGCCGATTTTGATCTGCTGGGCGTGGCGCACGACGATTACGTCAGGTCCGAAGGTAACGCTTTGGTAAACGCCGGCCTGCAGCGCCTCAGCGACCTGATCACCGGCACCGGTCAGGCTTTCACGACCACCCGTGGCATGTCCGGTGTCGGAAACTCCACGACCGCGACCACCGGTGTCATGACCGCTCTGCAGGGTGCGAGCCAGCTGTACAAGGCCCTCGACGGCGCCCCCGGCTCTGCGGTCGGTGTGATCAGCGGTAGCACCACTTACCAGACCGGCGAGGCCAATTTCGCGTGGGAAGAGTGGTGCTGGGCCATCTCGACGGCGGCTCCGGTCACCAATGCCTCTTTCGCCACCGCCACGACCTCGGGTGTCATGCTCAATCGCAAGGTCCAGGCGCTCGGTACGAAGGCCTCTGGCGCGGTGTGGACCCTCCAGGCGACCATCACGCTGTCGTAGATCATGGCGTGGTCACAGGCAGGTGGCGCGTTCCGCTCGGGTAACCAAACCGTGGGCGGCGGCGGCATTCTGCAATTCACCCTCAACGCCGTGCACACCGGATTCGCCTATACCCAGATCGTCTCCGGCGCGATTGTCGTCAAGGGTTCCGGCTCGATTCTCGTCAACGCACGCGTCACCATTCCGACTTTCGGTGGTACTGCGCGCGTTCGGATCAATGGCAGCTCAACGGATCTCGCCGTCGGAAACTCTGGCACGACCAGCAACATCGTCAACGCCATCATCCCGAACCTGCACGACGGCGACCTTCTCCAGTTGTGGGTGACCGGGTCGACGAATGGCGCGAACGCGACGGGCAATCAGGCGTCCACGTTCCTTACGTACGTCCCACTCAGCAGCGCACAGCAGGGCAACGGCGTTTCGCTCGGGCGAGCAGCCCTTTTCTAGGAGTTCACTATGTCAGCGAGCACGTATATTGCGTGGACTCAAGCGATGCCGACGACTTCCCCGATCGCCACTGTCGCGACTTCGGCAGTTTCCGGCACCCGAAAGACCCTCCTGCAGATCCGAACTGGCACATCCCAGAAGGTCCGCGTGATCGAGTGGGGCTACGGTTTCGACACGGCCCCGGCAAACAACGTGCGGATGGAACTCCTCGAAACCGGCTCTGTCGGCGCGACGGTAACCGCTCACGTGGCAGCCGGCGTCATGCCGTACTCGGACTCGGGCGCCCCGGGCAGCAATGTCCAGCTGGGTACGACCCATACCGGCTACAACGCTTCGGCCGAGGGCTCCATCACCGCGACCAGACTGCTTGACTTTCACTACGAGAACGGGCTCTTCTTCAAGCAGCAATACCCCCTGGGCCGCGAGCCCGAAGTTGGCGCAGACAAGTTCTTGAGACTGTGCGCGACCCCGACCTCCGCTGCGGCCGTGAACATGTGGGCGTACATCATCTGGGAGGAGTGACCTGTCTCCCGGCGCGGATTACGACCGCAAGCGGAGGCTGGAGCGAAGACAGCGCGTGATCGAGCATTACGGCGGCGCTTGTGCGTGCTGTGGAGAGGCCGAATACGCGTTTCTCGCCCTCGATCACGAGAACGGCGGAGGTAGCGCCCACCGAAAAGAGGTCGGCAGCGGGTCGCGGATGGTCGATTGGATCATCAGTCACGGCTTTCCCGAGATATTCCAGGTCCTCTGCCACAACTGCAACAACGCGAAGAGCTGGGGGCGCTGCCCGCACGAACAGGGGTAGTTCATGGCCAGGTTCGGACGCGGTTACCCGACTCAAACGATCTTTCGCAGGCTCCCGCCGGCCAGTGGAGCGGCTACCGTACAGGTCCCGGACGCTTGGTTTGCCGCCGATTCCGCCACTGTCGACGCCGATATCACGCAATCGGACACCGCTGCAGCCGCAGACACCGCGAAACTGGCCTCGATCGCGGCCGAAACCGTTTCCGCACCGGATTCAGCGTCTATTACGTCGTTCGCCGCCGAAAATGGCACCGCGACAGACACTTCCAAGGTCGGAATTCAGGCTTCGGACACCGGAACAGCCGCCGATTCGGCCCAAATCGCTGTTTCTGTGTTCGCCGACGACTCGATCACCGCGCTGGACGAAGCTGCCGGCGTCACAGTCGCTTCTGCGGACACCGCGACCGGCACCGACACTGCCAGCGTTATCGTTTCGGTCTTCAAGGTCGCCTCGGACACCGCAGTTGCCACCGAATTCGGCTTCCTGGGCAGTACGGTCAGCGCAACAGACGCCGGCAGTGCCACAGACAGTGCTCGCGTGGTCATTCAGGCGGCCGAAGCGATCCTGGCCAGCGAAGTCGCGACGCACCTGGAAGACGGACTCATGGTGGGCCCCCGGATCTTCCGCGTGGAGCCCGAATCCCGCACCTCGGTTATCAAGGCCGAACCTCGCACTCACTTCATCGATTCCGAGTCGAGGACGTGCATAGTCCCGAAGGGGTGACGGATGGACGACGCCGAATTCGCCGAGCGCACCCAATCCCTGATCAACGCCATCGACAGTGACGACGACCTCGAAGTTGCCGAGGCGCTGCTCCGGTACGTCGCCAACGAGCTCGAAGGAAATCGCTGCGCCAAGTGTCAGGCGTCCAAGCTTCGCGCGGGTGAGACCGCCTCCCTGGTCCTGCGGATGCAGAAGCTCAACGAAGAGGTCCAGGCCGGCCGGAAAGCCCGCTCCAAGAAGGTCGTCGACCCCAATAACCTGCCCGAGGGGGTGACTGCTCTTGAGCGCATCCGCCTTAGCAAGCAGTCCGGCACCGATTCAGGGGATTCAGACCCCGAGCTGGATGTCACTGCCAACCTCGGTACGAAAAGTGGCCCCCGGAAACAGAACGGTCGCCAGTCTCGATTCAAGTCATCCGGAAGTTGAATCCCTCGGCCAAGAAGCCGTAGACCTCGCGCTGGACGCCGGCCTGGAGCTGGAGCCGTGGCAGCAGAACGTCATGCATTTCATGGCAGCCACTCGCAAGGAGACTTACTACTCCAAGGTCAACAAGAGCCGCGAGCACAAATGGGCCTGCCGCGAATTCGGCTTTATGGTCTCTCGCCAGAACGGCAAGACGGCGCTCATCGAGGCTCGCATTCTCGCCGGACTGTTCATCTGGGGCGAGAAGACGATCATCCACACCGCCCACCTGTTTCCCACGGCCGTAGAGGCTTTCGACCGGATCAAAGACCTGATTCAGGGGTCACCGGAGCTCTCCAAGGAATTGGCCTGGATTTCGAACTCCCACGGCCAGGAGGGCATCGGGCTCACCAATGGCTGCCGCGTGCTCTTCAAGGCTCGCTCGAAGTCGACAATCCGAGGCTTCTCTCCGGACACGATCATCTTCGACGAGTCGATGCTGAAGCTCACCGGTGCCGAGATCAAGGCCATGATGCCTTCGACGTCGGCCCGCCCGAATCCCCAGCTGATCTTCACCGGCTCGGCTGGTGATCTGGAGTCCGAGCACTTCGGCCGGCTCCGCAACCGCGCGCTCAACAACGACGCCAAGCCCCAGAAGTTCCTGTGCTGGATGGAGTGGTCCGCCAAGCCGTGTGACGCGTACTGCCCACCCGACTGCGACCAGCACGACGATCCGCGCAGCCTGGAGACCGCCGCCAAGGCTAACCCAGCGCTGAATCTGACCGACCGCCTGGACACCGAAGCCATCGAGGCCGAGCTGGAGTCCATGACGCCGGAGGACTACGCCCGGGAACGACTGGGGGTTGGCGACTGGCCGGCGGACGGCGAGGGCTGGCGCGTCATCAGCAAGGACAAGTGGAACCGCCAGCTGTACGAGGAAAGCCAGTGGCAGGGCAAGTTCGCTCTCGCAGTGGACGTAGCCCCCGAGGCCTCCTGGTCCTGCATCACGCTGTGCGGCCAGAACGCCGACGACGACTTCCACCTGGAGATCACCAACGAAGAGGGCGCCATCCTCGACTACCGACCCGGTGTCAAATGGGTGGTCCCGCGCCTGGTGCATCTCTACAAGGCCAACCGCCTGCGCTTCGTCGTCATCGACCCGTCATCTCCCGCCGGAATGCTAATCGAAGAGCTCGAATCCAAAGGCGTCAAGGTCGAAACCGTCACCACCCGCGAATTCGCACAGGGCTGTGGCGATCTGAAGGCCGGCATCGCTCCCAAGGCTGGCGAGAAGGCCAACATCGTCCACATCGGCCAGGCCGGACTCACTTCTGCGGTCGCTTCGGTCGATATTCGTCCATTGGGCGATCTCTGGCTCTGGAGCACGACATTGTCGGCCGCCGAAATCACGCCGCTGCGGTGCGCCACTCTCGCGCTCATCGCCTACAAGAAGTTCATCTACCGCAAGCGGTCCAAGCCGTTTGTCGCGTGGAGCTGAATCGAGGTCCCGCACATGACCCAACGCGAAGTTCTCGTCATGGTCGCCGTGGGCGTCGGAATGATCACCGCCGGAACGGTCTGGCTGTGGGGCGCTGTCCCCCTGGTCGTCATCGGCGCACTCGTCCTGATCGCGTCCATTTTCATCGAATTCTAGGGGTGACACGTGAATCTCTTGTCACTCCTGCGCAAAAAGAGCGACGACAACAACGAAGTCCGGGATCAGGAACTCACTACTGACCAGTGGACCAAGATGTTCTCGCACCTGGGGAACCTCTACAACCTGAACGGCTTTTCGTCGTCCGGAACCAAGACCGAGGTCATCGAGAACGACTTCCGGAGCTACGTCAACGGCGCTTACAAGTCGTCGGGCATCGTGTACGCCTGCTGCGCCGCCCGCGCTTCGGTGTTCTCCGAGGCCGAATTCGCACTCCGCCCCCGAGACTCCAAGCGAACCCGCGACATCACGATCGACGACCCGGCGCTGGACCTGCTGGAGATCCCCTGGCCCAACGGCACCACCGGTGAACTCCTCTTCCGCGCGATTCAAGACGTCGACCTCGCCGGCAACCACTACATGCTCCGTGAGGACAAGGGTGGCAAACCCCGGCTACGGAGGCTGCGTCCGGACTGGGTCGACATTGTTCTGACCGAGAAGCCCGAAGACGCCCTCCGATCCGACGTCGCGGGCTACATCTACAGGCCCGGCGGCACTCAGGACCGCGAAAAGTGGGAAGTATTCCCGATCGACGGCAGCAACGGCACTGTCGCGCACTGGAGCCCCGTCCCCGACCCCGACGCGCAATACCGGGGCATGAGCTGGCTGACGCCGGTGATCCGGGAAATCCTGGCCGACAAGTCGATCGCCAAGCACAAGCTGAAGTTCTTCGACAACGCAGCCACTCCGGGCATCGCGGTTTCCTACTCCGACACCGTCTCCCCCGAGGATCTGCGCGACTTCAAAGAGATTTTCGACGCTGCCTACACCGGTGCCGACAAGGCCTACAAGCCCATGCATCTCGGTGGCGGCGCGGACGTCACTGTTGTCGGGTCCAAGGCTGCCGAAATCGACTTCGCGACCATAACCGGAATCGGTGAAGCTCGAATCGCCAACGCGGCCCGAGTGCACCCGGCGATCATCGGAATCCAGGCCAGCCTCGCCGGCGCCTCCATGAACGAGGGCAACTTCGCGGCGGCCAAGGACCACTTCGGCTCAGGCACCATCAGGCCTCTCTGGCGGAGCATTTGCGCTGCCTACTCGGTGCTCGTGAATGTGCCGACCGGTAAGAGGCTCTGGTACTCCGACCGCGACATCGCCTTCCTGCTCGAGGATCACACCAAGGTCGCCCAGCGTCAGCAGATTCAGGCCACCTCGATTTCGCGCTACGTCATGCAGGGCTACACCGCCGACAGCGCGCGCGACTGCATCGAGCAAGACGACCTGGAGCTGCTGAAGCATACCGGCCTCTTCTCTGTCCAGCTCCTTCCCCCTGGGATCAGCAACCCCGAGGAGTGGGGCGACAAGAACAAGAACGGCGTCTCCGACTACCAGGAGCAGCAGGACAAGAAGGCCGAGAAAGACGGCAAGAAGCCCGCTTCCGGAAAGTCCGAATCCCCCGGCCAGTCCAAGGGCAACAACACCCCCACCGGCAGCAAGCGAAAGCCCGTGGGCAGGCCGCCGACCGGAAATCCCCGCAACGACGAGTGGTTCGACGCTCTGCAGCGCGGTGACGACTGGGACGACCTCGATCCCCCCGACGAAGAAGAAGGCGGCGCCGGCGTGCTCGTCTGAATGGAATGACAAATGAAAATCAAACGATTCGACGGCATCTGCACGCGCGACGTCAATTTCGATCTGGAGTCGCGAGCAGGTGAAGACGGCGGTGATGGTCGGACCCTTTCCGGCTACGCCGCCGTTTTTGATACCGACACCGAAATCAATTCCTACGAGGGCCATTTCACGGAGCGGGTATCCCCCGGAGCCTTCAAGAAGACCCTCAACGAGCGCAAGAACGTGCTCATGCAGTACGACCACGGCCGCGATGTTCGCGTGGGCTCCACCCCGATCGGTGCCTACACGACCATTCGCGAGGACGCCAAGGGCCTGTACGTCGAGGGGCGCCTGTTCGACAACGACCTCGTGGAGCCGGTTCGTCAGGCCATCGAAGGCGGCGCGATCACCGGAATGAGCTTCAAGTTCAAGGTGACTCGCGACGTCTGGCACGACAAGAACGGCAAGGAAGTCAAGGGCGACGAGAAATACCGCCTGATGTACGAGCCGGGCAATCGTGGCCCCCTGCAGCGAACGATCAAGGAAGTCGCGCTCTACGAGGCCGGCCCGGTCGCTTCGCCCGCATACGCCTCCACCTCGGTCGGTGTGCGCAGCTCGGATCTCGAACCCGAAGAGCGCGACGCCCTGATCGCCCAGCACCGCGCTCTGAATGGTGACGAGCCCGAGCACGACCTGGCCGCCTGGATTCACGCCGAAAGGTGCTGGAAGTCCAAAGCTCTTGGCCGATTCGACCTTTACCCGGCTCAGGTCGATGGCGATATCGAGAAGGTCTATCACAACGGGCGTCGCCTCACCGATGACGAGCTGCGCACGATTCGTGAATGGGTGGAAGCGGAAAAGAATTACACCTGCCGCTGGCTCGAAGCCGAGACCGAATTCAAGAACTCCCAGGACGACGCCGGTAAATCCACCTCGTCCGCAAACCCCGACAACGCCGTCCGCTCGGACACCTTGCGGGATTCCCAGAAAGACAAACTCCCCAAGAAAAGGATTCACGCAATGACTCTTGCTGAACTCCGCGCGCGGCTTGCCGAAATCGACGTGCGCAACGACGAGCTGGACGACGTGGTTCGCTCCGGCACCGAACTGACCGACGCCGAAGAGCGCGAGCAGGGCGCCCTGACCGAAGAGCGCAAGCAGGTCGAGGCTCGTATCGCCAAGATCGAGAAGCGCATGGAAGAGCTCGCCGGCAAGGCCACCGACGGCAAGACCGATCGCTCCAGCGGCCCCGCGTTCCACAAGAGCGTCGACCCCTTCGACCTGGACGCGCTCCGTCGGGACACCAACCCCGGCGAGGAGTACCGCGCGAAGGTCGAGGAGTACGCCTACCGCGCCATCGAGAAGGCCGAGTACGGCGGCACCGAGGAGATCAAGGGGCAGGAGCCGGCCGAGAACGTCGAGCGCGCCCTGAAGATCGCCAAGGGTGAGGACAACGCCGAGTTCGCCGAGCGCATCCTTCGGACCGGTTCCGAGGTCTACGCCCGTGCGTTCGCCAAGGCCGTGGCCAAGACCTCCGTCGCCCAGCTGACCGAGGAAGAGGCCCGCGCGCTGTCCCTCGGTGCGGATTCCGGCGGTGGTTACGCGGTTCCGTTCCAGCTCGACCCCTCGGTCATCTACACCTCGACCGGCGTCATCAACCCGCTGCGTGGCATTTCGCGCAACGTGAAGATCACCGGCAAGGAATGGCAGGGTCTGGATTCGGCCGGCACGACCGTCACCCGTAAGGCGGAAGCTGCGGAAGCCGACGACAACAGCTTCTCGATCAACCAGAAGGTGCTGCGAGTCAACGCTGTGCGTGGCTTCATCCCCTTCTCGCATGAAATCGACCTGACCTGGGGTGCTGTCCAGGCCGAGATCACTCGTGCGCTGATCGACGCGAAGGATCACGAAGAGGCCGCGAGCTTCACCAACGGCAACGGCACCGGCCTCAACGCCGGCGGTGTTCTCGGTTCGCTGACGGGTAACACTGTCAACGCCTCCACCGGCCAGACCTTCACCGCTGCGGACGTCTACAAGCTGGAAGAGGCGCTCGACGCTCGCTACCAGGCCAACGCGAAGTTCCTGGGCCACAAGGTCATCTACAACAAGATCAGGCAGTTCGATACCGCCGGCGGCGCACAGCTGTGGGAGCGGATCGGCAACAAGACCCCGGATCAGCTGCTCGGCTACGACGCCCTGCGCACCACGGAAATGGCTTCGGTGCACACCACCGGTTCCAAGTTCCTGCTGTTCGGTGACTTCCAGAACTTCCTGATCCTGGATC